GCCACCCGAACCAAGCACCATTTAATAAAGGTTGATCTTTTTCGGCCTCAATTAATTCAAAAACATTTCCTTTAATCACACAGTCTTTAATTTGATAACTATTAAATTCTTCAGACCATTCAAATTTGTGGATTATTGTTTTGACGAATTCATTTGCTTCAAAAGCCTCTCTTTCCTTATTCAAATCTGTCATGCTGCCGTCTCCATATACTTATCTGCCAAATCATGCATTAGTAGGTTTCCTGAACCTGACTCATACCAAATACCTAATTGGCCCTTATATCTAAATCGCAAAAGTTCGTTTTGTTCTGTTCTGCTAAATACATCAGCACCTTGATCTACAAGCCAGTTCGAGAAATCTTCAAAATAAAATGGTGGTACAGCTACTCGGTTTTTATAACTTCGGTTACTGCCATACCGACTTCTTAATATTTGCCAGTCGTTCATGCTGCCACCTTTAATTCTTCGATTGCCTCATCAATCTGTTTATTGAATTGGCGTACATTTTCTTCTAAGCCTTTAATGTCTAGGTCTTTTTCATAGACACGAATAATGATGATCTTTAGTCCTTCCGGTAGACGCGGGTCATAGCTCACAAAGTCACACCATTCACGACGAGTACAAGCCAATTGACTAGTGATTTGAGGGATGTACTCATCTGGTACTTGCTTAGTCAGAAGGGTATTCAAATGCGTTGTAGTATCTGGGCACTTAACTTCGATTTGCCCGTTATCACCTACAAGCCCATCCGGTGAAGCTCCGAACATTTCAATGAAAGGGTGGTCAATTAAACCTGTTCCAACTACAAAGTTACCCGTCTCATTTTCATAAGCCGCGATTGCATAAGGCTCGTTATCAATACCCCATTGCATTGCTTGGTTTGTGAAAATTTCCTTCTGAACGCCAGTGAGGCGCTCAGCTAGAATTATTAAGCCCAATGCATTTAAAGCTTTACCTTTATTTGGCTTGGCATTTAAATCCTTAACTCGGCTTGCTGTGACTTTGCCACAGCGTTCCGAATGCCAATCTTCACTACGCTGGAGAATGTTCATACACTTGTCCTTGTGGTTGATCAGCATGTTGAGCTGCTTCTTTTAATGAAGCGCTATGCTTAGTCCAGAAGTATTTTTTGCAGTCGCCCTGAGGCAATTCAGCGTAGCCAGTTTGCAAAGCTTCTGTACCTTCCATGGCCAAAGCGCGCATGTTGTCTAAATGTTGCTGCTCATAAGCTTCATAACCTTGAGGAAGATCTGAACTAACGGTCTGAACGGTAGGGATATGACAATCATCAATACGACGAGCTTCGTCTTCGTCATAAATACCTGAGAATCCAAAAGCAACACGGGCACATTGAATTAAAGCCTTATGACGTAGCATCCGTTTTGGGTATTTTTTCCAAGGTTCTGAATTACCCTGACATTCAGACAAGTATTCAGTTACAACAGTAGGGTGGTTACGGTCTTTACGGAAAATCTTGCATGTGCATGACTCGTCGTCTTGTTCAAACTGGATACCATCACATACAGGATTGTCATTAATAATGCGCGCCCACCCATCAATACCAACAACTGGTGTGATGCCCCCACCTTTGGCAGGGAATGCATAAATTTCTTTTGTAAAAGGGTTTAGCTTGTACTGGTTTGCAACAATTAATAGAGAGAGAAATTCATCATTTGTTGCTTTCTTAAATACTGTATTAACAAGAGTATTTGCTAACTCAGCAGGATCAACATCTTGCATATTAAAAGCTGATGCAATCTTGCTAACTTGCGACAAAACAATATTACTCATCTTCTAATCCTCAAAATTTAATAGATACGTGTGGAACTAAGCCTTTATTGATTGCCTGCAAAATCTCTTTGCTTTTTGCTTCATCAATACCCAAAGCCAATAAACCTTTAAGTGCTTCATTACAGATTTTTTTACGGTGTGCTTGGTTAGCTTGGCGCGCTTCTTCTGCTTGGAGTTCTGCCTCTAGCTTTGCTGCTTGCTCAGCTTCAATACGTTTGCGTTCTGCTTCTGCTGCATGTTGTGCGCGTAACTCAGCAGCTTCTTTTTCAGCAACTAAACGAGCTTCACGTTCAGCGGCTTCACGTTTTTCACGCTCTGCTTTTGCAATAGCTTCTTGTTTTTCACGCTCTACACGTTCAGCTTCTTCTTTGGCTTTACGTTCAGCTTCAAGGCGGGCTTTTTCAGCAGCTTCATGTGCAATGCGTTCTTCATGTTCTCGTTGTAAACGCTCTTGCTCAGCTTTGCGTAAGCGTTCAAGTTCGGCAGATTCAGCTTCGAATTTTTCACGATCCACAAGGGCAGTGCGTAACTTGTCTAAAGTCTCAAGTTTTGCTAGTTTGGCCTCTTGCTCGTATTCCTCAAATGAAGTATCTACTTCAAAACCTTCAAGCTCTAAGATGCGACTTTTAATTTCAATAGACTCTTGATAAGGAGTACGCTCGTCATGAAGGCTTTTAATTGCACGAATATTTGCTTGATGTTTTTCAACACGATCTTTCTCAGCTTGTTCCCAAGCATCGCGTGGTGCCAAAACCTCATTGCGCAATAAATCAAGCTTCTTAACAATTGAGATTCGATCATCATCAATCACTTTGATTTGGGCTTTTTGTTCAGCTACTAATTCTTTGCCGCATTTCTCAATAAGTGTTTTTGACTTACTGATTTTTAACGCAAGCGAACCAATCGCATCACGGCCTTTTTTAGTGCTTACATCTGGCACATGAGAACAAACTTCTTGAGCAATGCGCTCATACAATTCATCTGTACCGCCACGTTTAGCGAAAGCCGCTACAATTACGTTGTGTTCTAATACTTGTAATTCATTAACTTGTGTATTTACTGGCGCATTCATAATCTTCTCCTAATTCTTTTCTACTGGGCGTTGTTCTAATGACAATCCCCAATCTGAAATTGTTTTTCGTGGTTTATTGCCAAAGAAGTGAAGGTACTCATTTGCTGGAAGCCACTTCCCGTAAGTCATTGGCACAGGCGGAACATCAAATCCAAAAATGTCACCATTTGAATCTTGCGCAATGAATTGAACTTCTTCGGGTGCATCCGACCAATCGTATTTAGTCTCCATCACCCACCTCTCAACTCTTCATCAGCCAACTCTTCGGCGTAGTATTTAAGCTGCTCGTTTAAGCTGTTTACTTGTGCTTCTGTGAGCTTGAAACGTAGTCCTGTAGGTGACTCAATACCGTCTTTATCAGTCACAACAGCATGAGTTTTTGTGTCTACTACAAGTACTTCATACTCTTGATCACGAGCACAACCACTAAACTGATCAGTTACTTCACGAGTGTCATAAGTCGTTTCTGCTTTGATCTGGCAGTTAAGAACATTGCAGCCGTAAGTTAAGTCGAAATTAACCGTCTCACCTTCAACTTGAATGTCAGTAGACATATCCAAGTAAGGAAAAGAAGGGCAAAGCAATTCGGGTTTAAGGGCTAACATATTCATGAGTTAGCACCCCATTGCCTTCAGGAATTTATCCCGATCTTCATTATTCTTAAACAAGACCAGTACACCTGAATCTGATTCAACCCCTGTTTTTATAGGTGCAGGAACTTCAACATCATTAAGCTTGATGGTTTGGGGTTTGAGGCGGAATTTAATTGCCCCAAACTCTGTTGTTCCATTTAAAATCTCATACAGGCTGAATTGCTTTAACTCATCAGAAATAAGCATCCATTGAGATGATTTTTGGTTAAGCCAGTTGTATTCAACCTCTTTCCCATCCGCCAAAGCTCGCAACGCCTCCGCACCGCTAATCAAGGCTGGGTCTTTTTTATCAACCAACTTCAAGATATCTGGAGAACACCAACGGTTGTCACCATTTACATCAATGTGAATTTCATCATAAAGCTGCAATGCGATTACCTTTGCGATAGTGCCTTTTTTGAAAATTATTTCTGCGCCACTTCTAGTGTAAAAATCTTCAAGAAGCTCAACTTCGTCGCCGATTTTGTAGTTATCCATGAGAGGGCTCCTTAGTTAAAGGCTGCAAGTCCTTTGCATAAACAAAAACGTTTGTATATGAGTAGTTTCCTGTAGAGGTTTCTAAGCCATCATTGCAATCAACATCCCATACGTCATGGTGTGTGTTGCCTGATGTGTCTTGTTTTGATTCATGCCATCTAACTAAAGAAACAACTTTCCCAATATTTGATTTTTGGTCATCATTTGCGAGAACCGCTAATTGACCAGATTTGAAATGTGACATCACTTCACCCCCTCAACCTGAATGTCTTCTTTATGCTTGAACTCAGGCAATGGAATCGGTGCGTTTGCATGAAAAGCATCAATCATTTCTTGAGTTACTTCGATTTCTTCAATCAGTTCGATGAAAGAGAGATTTCCTTCCATGTTTTGATCTAGCCATTCGCCAATTAATTGGGAAAGTTGCTCTCGTTTTGCATAGTTCTGTTTACTGGTATAAAACTCATCATCAGTTCCAGTTTCATCAAAAAGAGTTTCATCTAAGTTTTCGAGCAATTGGGCCGCATGGTTATACAAGAAATCGCTAGGTTTTCTAACCAGCGTTACTCCTGTAAAAAACGACGAACCAACTTCTAAATCACCATTTTCTTGTAGAAGGGAAAGAGCTTCTTCTGGGTTGTAAAACACATCCCATACTTCATCACTACAACTAAATGAACGTTCCATTAGTTAGCTCCTTCCACTTGCACACGCACATACATGTGCTGTTTTGCTTTGAGTTCGTTGACGTGTTGCTCGTCGGCACAGCCACGTAAGAAGGTAAATACAATGAAAGTGATAACCCAGAAAGCTACGAATGCTTTCGAGCCATCCCTAAAGGCTTGGCTAAACTTGTACTTTTCAATTCTTTGATTCATACTTATCTCCGCATTAGATGCAAACCGCCTAGACTCTGACCCCTATGGCGGTTTTTGTTTATAAGGTGAGTAAAGCATACTTTACCTTGCATACATTGTAAAGCCTACTTTACTAATTATTTTTAAGTACACTTTACTTTTTTGTATGGGCAGTAAAAAACCACTATATGCATAGTGGTTCGGACGAAGCGATTTAGAATTTATTTAGTTAAGTCTTTTGCAATTAACCATTCTTTTTTATCTACATCATATTCAGGCTCTAATAAAGCCAAAATATAACCTGACGCCTCAAATTTAAAATGTTCTTTTGATGGACTGACAAACCCCCAATAAACTAAGTCATTTTTACCTAATAAGTTTTGATACTTATCATTAATTCCAGCAACTAAAGTTGTACCTTCACTATTTGCCAATTGAACTAAAAAACCTTGGATAGAGTTATTATTATGAATAACTTCTTGAATTATCCCAAAACTCATTTGATTTTTTTCAAATAAAGGCTTGTGGATGGTAGTTGCAAAAGAAAAGGCTGACAGATTGTCCTTAAAAATTAATTTTTCCCCAGATGGTTTTTTATAAAAGACCCACCTTTTAATTTTTAATAATAAGAAATACCCCCAAGAAAGCAGAAAGCCAATCGGTAGAAAATACAAAAATAAATGAAAGAAAAAGCCATCTCTTTTTTGAGGAAAATATTCAGGATTTAGTATTTGGTTTAAATCTAAGTTCTCTTTATAAACCCACGATAATAAAGAAATAATCCCTACTGTTAAAAATAAGATGCCTATCCTCTGAATTGGCTCTTTCGAGCCAAATTCCCATATTTTATTTAATCCATTCACTTATATTTCCTCATGTGTAAGACCATCACACCTATAATTGATATATTGTGATTAAGTGATGAAAGTGTTGGGTAGTCTGGATTTAAAGGAACTAATTCAAAAATTTCCCTTCCAAAATCATCATATCCAATTACTCGATACTTCTTGAAAGTTGCCTCATAGTCACCGTTTTGAGCTACCACAAAAGAACCGGGCTGAGGCATTAATGCTGTGTCGATTGTTAAAAGATCACCTGGTTTAAAGTCGGGCAACATACTGTCCCCTTGAACAGTTAGGCTAAACACACTTTTTTCTTTTGCGGATTTATAAGTCGTATAAGTTTCACCTATTGGATTTACCCCATCGTAACCAACAGAGTTAAAAAGGCCAGCTTGTACATAATCTAGTACAGGGATTTTGCTAATTTCATCATTATTAAATACTACATTCGCATCTGATTTTTTATCTAGCAGCATTGGGGCACGTTCGCCAGCAAGCCATTTATGGTTAACACCTAAGAATTCTGCTGCAAGAGTCAAGTTACTGCCATCCAGTTCTTTTGTTGGTCCATTAAACCACTGACCAACACTTGCTTTACTTACTTTACAGAATTCAGCCATTTCTGTGTTTTTTAGTTTTTTATTACGAGTTGATTCGTAGTGTTTTTTGGCTTGATGCATGCGTTCTTGAAGCGAAGACATAATAAAAATTCCCAAATTAGTAAAGCTAGCTTAACTTTTTATAAGTAAAGTTTGCTTGATTTCATTAAGTAAAGTATGCTTTACTTGTCTTTGTTTACTGGAGTAAAGAAAGTGCAAGTACTGATGAAGAAAAGTGACGCCATTCAGGCGTTCAAAACCAAAGTCGGTGTGGCAAAAGCAATTGGGATTAGTAAACAAGCAGTTAGCTTATGGGGCGATATGGTTCCTGAAGGTTCGGCCTCTAAATTATTGCTTGTAAATCCCAACATCCCACACACGATCAAAGCGGCTTAGGTGACGACATGGCCGAGAAATTAACCGCAAGTGTCACCTTTAAGTGCACTGAAAAAATGAAAATCAAATTAGAGCGTATTGCACGTTCTAGAAAGTTAAACGGCTCATCAGAGCTAATGCGTATAGCTGCCATGGACATAATCTTCGAGGTTGAGGAGATGCTTAATTGTCTACAAATGCCTATCGATCTGACCACAGTTACCGAAGATACAAGGAATACGCCTGAGCCGTTTGAGCTTGAACTGGCGCCAAATCCACATAAAACACAGGCACAAAAAAAGCCCAATTGTCGCAACCAATTGAGCCTTATCTGCCATTCCACTGCAAAGCAATGAAAAGGAAAGTTGAAAGATGAATTTAGCACATACGCATGAAATTGGGAAGCATCCTTCTTTATCGAGAGACAACTCAATTTTAGAAAAATTAACTTTAAAGGAAGTGGTGAAAATTAATAGCCAAGGCCATGTATTTTCACAAGCATTTAGAAAACTACTTTGGTTATCAAGTGATAAAGCTTGCGCCTATTGTGGTGACCAAATAGGTACATATGAAGAAATGCGTGTGGATCATTTCCTACCAAAAAATACGCAAAATTGTGAAGACATAAATAACTACGTGAGTTGTTGTAAAACCTGCAATTCAATCAAAGGGAATAAATCAGTTGAGGAGTTTAGATTTAGGTTAGCTGTTTATAAGTCAGAGCTAAGAGGGATTGTATCTCCCGGTCAAGCTAAACAACTAGTCGATTTAGGTGTGAGCCTTCCTATTTCCTTACCTGAATTTTACTTCGAAAAAATAGCTAAGAGGGAATGCTTATGAGCGCATTAATAAAGTTCCCTCGGCAGCATCAAGTCGAGAAAGAAAAACCTATGTTCAGCGATAAATTTGACAACGGCTATATCATGTCAAGTCGCTTGTATCGCAAAGAGGTTATGCCTTTTTTAAGTGATGCAGCGCGAAACGTGTATGCAGAGCTTGAAAATAGAATTAATGGTTTTCAAAAGGAAACTGATTTTGTCAGTTATAGCCAATTACAAGGCGATAAAAACCTAGAAGGTTCACGCCAATTAGGTCGAGCTACAGTATCAAGTGGGCTAAAAGAACTGTTAGATCTAGGTGTTATTTCAGTTATTGAAACTGGGAAACAGGGGACAAAATCGTACCGTTTAAATGAGATTTCTCTAGTAGATCAGTTCAGAAACAAAACTAGTTCAAAGAAAAGACCAGTTCAGTTAGTGAACCAATCTAGTTCAGTTAGTGAACCGAAACCAGTTCAGTTAGTGAACCGAAACCAGTTCAGTAACGAAACTGACAATAGATATATAGAGAAAAATAAAAATATTAAGAATACATGTAGCGAAAATCCAGTCGATACAGTGCTCAAACTTTGGACTCCAGATTTGGATTCGTTGAATGCTTGGTTACAAAGATCAGGTATCGCGAAAATGACTCAAGCCGAAGTCGATGGTTGGTTACTTGAGATCAACGGGTACTACTCAACAAAACTTGAAGCGGGTTTGCTTACAGATACCCAAATGTACACAAACTTCGTGAAGTGGATTAAGCGCAATTTCTCAAGTCGTAAGCCTGCACAGCCTCAAACATCACGCAACGTTAACGATGCTTGGTCTAATCAACCAACGCACTACGATCCAGTTGAACCTGTTGAATTGGAGGATTGGATGCTATGAACGCAATGCTTAATCCAGAGGTTTTACAAGGTTCAGGTTTCTGCACTAAACACAACGTGAAAGAAATCATCATGGGAGGCTTCCAAGGCTGTCCACAATGTGCAATCGAGTATGTGGAAAAAGCAAATCAAGAACATGCGTTTGAAGTTCAAAAGTCTGTACGTGAAAAACACTTTGCAGGCGCAATGATTCCAGAACGTCACAAAAACGCTGGGTTCAGAAATTACAACACGCCTTTACCTGGTCAGAAGAACGCTTTAACTCAAACGGCTAACTTTGCGAAGAAGATCGTGAAGGGCGAAGTGGAAAACCTAGTTATGGTCGGAAGTACCGGAACAGGTAAAACACATTTGGCATGTGCAACTGCAAGAACGCTTTTAGCCAAAGGCAACTATGCACGTTACATCACAAGCGAAGAATTGGCTCAACGCATCATGAAAGCTTGGGACAAGGACACGAAAGATCAATCAGAGCAATCAGTAATTTATGAGTTCACAACCTATGACTTGCTCATTCTTGACGAGTACGGATTGCATGACCGTGATAAGCGCTTAGAGCTAGTACACAAAGTTCTTTACTCACGTTATGACGCATGCAAGGCAACGATGCTCATTTCAAACATGACACTTGAACAACTCAAAAATGATTTGGGTGATCGCCTTTGGTCACGTTTCCAACATGGCGGACTCACAACCATTGAGTGCAACTGGAAAGATGCGAGGGCGGTATGACAGCACAGCAAAAGCAATTCGAAATCTTTGAGCGGTATTTGGATGTTCTCTTGTATGCAGCCAACGCTACTAGTCCATTCACAGTAACTGAAATAGTAGAGCGTGTAGTGAATGGGAGTAGAGCTTGCGCTTACAAATGTTTGTCTGTTTTGCACAAGGAAGGTTACTTAACCAAGGTTTCAACAATCCGATTCGAGGCAACCCAAAAAACTAAAGAATTATTCGGGGCTAAATCATGAGAATAACTGAACAACAGCTAGAAGCAATTCAAAACAAGCGAAATAACGCAGAAAAACGCGCACTACAGCTCGATAAAGGCAAAAGTGATGCAAGGGTACTAGGAAGATTGAAACAAGGCGCTATGAACAAAACAGAGCGCAAATATAACGACTACCTAGAAAGCAAAAAAATGAAAGGTGAAATCCTTTGGTTCAAGTTTGATTGTATCAACCTACGTTTGGCTGAAAAGACGTTCTATAAGCCTGATTTTTTCGTGCTTACAAGTGATTTTGAATTGCAAGTGCATGAGGTGAAAGGCCACTGGGAAGATGATGCGCTAGTCAAGATCAAGGTAGCTGCTGAATTGTATCCATTTTCATTTAAATCTGTGCATTGGAATACGAAAAACAATGCATGGGATGTAAGACATTTTTAGGAGCGTGAGAGGTGAATATGCGTGTTGATAGTACAGCTTTTACAGACAACCCTCGCGCACGCGCGCGTTTTCTCGAAACAAAGAAAAAAGCTAAAGAATTCCTGCGCCAACGCCGAGGCTATAAACGCCCAGACTTCAATCGCATGATTCTAGATTTACGCAACCTTGGATGGTCACACGAAAAGATTGCTTACGTCCTTGATGTGTCAGGTGGCAGTACTGTTTCTTCTTGGTCTACTGGATCCATTCCAGAGTACATACACGGTGAGCAATTCATCATGTTGTGGCAAGAACAAACAGGTATTGAACGCGTACCACGTGAAGGCGAATGGCAAACATATAAATACGATATTGGGCAGCTTGATCTACTTGAAACGTTAGACGTATTCGCTGCTCAGTTAGATGAGGAATTACAAC